TGATCCTCAACAAGACCCTTTCCATGAAGACCCCAGCGCACCTTGAACATCTTACGCGCTAGAGAGCCATACCTCATATCTAACATCTACTGATATTTATCTTTTACATGTGGGACAACACATCTAAAAGTTAAATTGCTCCTAACGGGTCTCGAACCCGTGACCTTGGCGTGCCTTTACGGGTGGGACCCCGCCTAAATATACTCTTGTATAAGCACCACGCTCTAACCAACTGAGCTATAGGAGCTCACAGTTTATACTCTGTAACTGTAAAACGACCTTTCTGCCTCGTCGTTGGAACCACAAAGAGTTGGGTTATCTTTTCTTTACCGCGTGGTGTACCTTTAACCTGCTTTGATTGCTTGTCAATTGTAGCTTCAGATCTAAATGTAACATTGGATGTGTAATACTCTATGCCATCCTCCATTATCACAGTGACCTGATTCGGTGGTGAAACCTGGGCACCCACAAACTTTGATTGTTTGTAAAGTTCCCGAAACATTCAACCTACACTATACGGAGATAATCCTTGAATGGCATGATATTTGTCGCACCCTTAATGAAGTCTCTGTGCTCTTGTGCGTGATTAAACGCTTCCCTGACCATGCGTTCTGCGAGAATACTATCGTATGTACACGGATCAACCGCACCAATGAGGTAACCCGGAGTAATCACTTTAGCTTTTACAGAAAGACTGGTGATTAGGTAGTCATATTCACACATTTCAGAAATAATAACAACAGCGTACCCACGATTTCCGTAGCTGTATTCAATAGAAGTCCGATAATCACCGCGTGTACTTGGTGTGATGACATTCGTTATCTTTGAGTTTCTCGCGAGACCTGCGTGTGTTGTCAATCTACTGTTGTGTCTTCCAGGTACTTCTAGGAAGACGATGGAGTTTGTTGAAGACGCTTCAATGTACGCAGAATCAATGTACCTCGCAAGCTCTTGAACAGCTGTTTGGAAACCAATAGATTCTAAACCCGGCATATCATTGAAGATTGTTTTAGCGATACCAATAATATTGGTATCCACCCGATCATCTAGGGCTAAATCTCTCGCAGACTTCATGGATTCATTGCCACAAATACAATAGAGACGGTCGTAATCACCAAGGTTCTTTACGGCACGGTCAATGTCAACATAGTCGTATGATGTTTTTAAGAGTGAACCTGGTCCATCATCAATGTGTTCTTGATCAAAGTACTCCTTGATATTTTGATTGAGACCTCTAAAACCATCTGCGAAACCGTGGACGCGGTTGCCTTGACTTTTTTCACGAAGAGTGATTGACCGGATGAGAGTATTCACACCCGGGCACACACCACCAGCGGTAAGGATGCCAATGTTCATTTTGAATTACACATGCGCGAAGTTTTTATGTATGTATAATGTATAGGAATGTCTCTGGAAATTGTGACATACGCGAACAAGTCTCAGGGTATGTTTGAAGAGCTTGTCAATAATGAGTTTGGCGTTCCAGTCAAAGTTTTGGGTTGGGGAACCAAGTGGAATGGGTTCAGTGATAAGTACAAGGCAATGTCAAAACATCTTGAAACTAAGAATGATGATGACATTGTTATTTTCCTTGATGGATTTGACACAAAGATCAATAAAAATCCACATGAAGTTGTTGAACTTTTCAAGGAATGTGATTGTAAGGTTCTCGTGTCAAAGGATCCAGAAGTCCCCGGTAAACCTCTTACACACCTGATTTTTGGAAAGTGTGGTGAAAAATCTACCGCCAACTCGGGTCTTTACATGGGTTACGCTAAAGAACTCAAGAGTGTCATAGATGAAGCATTAGCTGAAAAGTGTGAAGATGATCAAACAAATATAAACACAGTTTGTCAAAAATCTGAATTTGTAAAGGTTGATGAAGAAGAGAAAATCTTTAAAAACTTTGGACCTTTGGATAAGAAACATGATACGGATGCCATCTTTGTGTCGTACCCAGGTTCTCCAGGGTTTAATCGTTACACAAGAGCTATAGTTGAATACACACAATTTTTGTACATGTATATATTGTGTCTACTCATTTTGGGTCTGGCCCTGTTCCCACAAAGGCAAAAAGTTTTGTTACCCACATTAGTTCTATTTACAACTTTCTATGCTTTTGTCGCAGATAAATCATGCACTCTCCATTCTAGCTAACTCATCCATATCAAAGTGGATCCATTACTATATAGTTGAAAAAAATCGGTTCTGGTTTATGATTCCGGGTTTGTAAAACCGATGGTAGTTGTACACATGTACTTGGACCCATATTTAACTTCCGCACCTGTGTGTGGAAAAGTCCACGAACACGGATACACCAGAACTTTTCCCGCCTCGGGTTTTACCTTTCGGCCATTAATAAACTCAGTACACCCACCTTGATCGTCTTTGAGTGTGTTTAGATAAAAGATAAGCTGTACGAAGTATGTTCTAACTGTATGGCCATCGTGGTGCCATTCATATGAACCACCTTTGTCTATTCTTTGAATGGGAAAGGTGGTATTATACACGTCATTTGCGTCGCTGAGTTCTCGGTCATATATATGATTATCTACACCATAATCAAATTCAGTTTTTAGGTATTTCATGTATTCATTAAACACTTCCCAGGACTTCTTTTGAAAAATGGATTCCACATCTACCCACCCCTCAACTCCATGAGTAGGTAATTCCATATTTGTCTTGTCTCGGGTCACCAGTTCACCGTTAATTTTATAATAAAAGTAACCCTTTGTTTTTCTTGTATCATTTTCAAACCTATTTACAATACTTTTACACAGTTCTTCTGTAAGAATGTTTGGGAATTCCACAACAAACTTATCCATTATGACCTATACACTCACATATTCTTTAATTAAACACTCTCCATTCTAGCTAAATCATCTATACTAGTTCCATCCCTGCTTTTACGTGTGACAGCCTTGAACGCACCCAACCACCTGGTAACGGCGCGATTAGAACCGAGTTGCGACGACGTTTCATCACTCACAATGATACTGAGTCCATTACACACATCTGGTTTATTTGTGCGTTCAGGGAACTCTAAATTAAAGGCTTCTATAGATATCGCGGGGATGTCGGGGGCCTCATCGAGAAGCCTATCATATTCCTCACGACACTTCTTGACAAACTTAATAACACATGTTCTATCTTGTGGGTCTAGTGAAAGTTCCATATCAATATTCCTATAATACTTTGAATATTGAACACACATAGATGAGTGTAATTCCGAAAGACTGAGACTTTGACTAAACTTACCTATACTCGTAAGAATTCCACCAAGTACATTGAGGAATGCAAACATGTATTGAACGATCATGATTTTAGCCCTTGTCTCTGATGAAATACTCTCATTTCCACTTGGATTAAGTACAGCGAAACCACCAACTCCCGTAATGCTCGCAATGACTATACTGGGGTATGACAAGTAGTCGTTCTGCTTTTTAAAATGGAGTCGAGCGTGGTTATGAAGCCAACGATATCCTGCAGCTCTCTCTGCCCATGATTTAAGAAGCCTCTCCTGCTTCTCACACCATGGGTGAGTCTCCCCGTGTGCTTCCATTATTTTACGCGGGCATTTTTAATCTCTGTCGCCTCCTGATACGCGAGAGAGTCTACTAATTCATTCTGTGGGTCTCCGTTGTGTGCTTTGACCCAACACCACTCTACAGACTTCATTTTCTGAGAGAGTGTATCAATTTCAATCCACAGTTCTTTATTCTTAACGGGTGTACCCGCAGCTGTACGCCACCCATTCCTTTTCCAATTCTTAATCCATGATGTTATTCCATTCTTGACATATGTGCTGTCAGTAAACAGTCTTATCTCAAGAATGTCGCGTGCGAGACACTGTTGAAGCGCCTTAACGACTGCAGTCATTTCCATAGCGTTGTTTGTAGTGTTGTCTTGTCCCCCAGAGATTCTCAATCCTGGGCCAACAACACCCCACCCACCTGGACCAGGGTTGCCGAGGCAACTACCATCTGTGTAAATGTCCTGCATTTGTTATTACATGTGTCATTTATTTAAGTTTGAAATATCCATTACGACCATTGCGGGACATCGCGAAAACGGTCGCGATCACACCCAAAGCGAGAATTGAGACTGGGATCCAGACACCCATCTGCTGTTGCTTAGTTTGCTTTTGCGCCATTTTATACCATATCATTAGATTTAAAAACTGTGTTCCGATCAATTTTTAAAGTTAATTTTTTTATTACGCGAAACGAGACGAGATCAAAATACCAACTTAGTTGGAGAACGCAAGGCCACCCATACCGGATTGGATGCGGAGAACGTTGTAGTTGACCGCGAACATGTGCATGGTGGTAGAGGCCGCCGCCGCTGGGATGGTGACCGCGACTTGGGCGTTGTCAATACGAGAGAAGTTACAAGTACCGGTTGGTTGATGTTCTTCTGGCTTGAGCGCGAAGGAGTACGAGTAAACACCCGCGTATGGGTTACCACTGTGGTGGTTGTACGCTTGCACTTGGTTGAAGTACTTACCCTTTTGGGCCTTGAATCGATCTTGTCCGTTGAGGACCAACTTGAAGTCAGTCAATGGACCAACGCGCTCTTCGTCGAAGTCGGAAGTGGACGCATCGGCGTTGTAGAGTGGGACACCACCCGCTTGGC